CAGTCCTACCACGGCCACGTCTACATCGACGAGTATTTCTGGATCACCAAATTCAACGAGCTGTTCAAGGTCGCCACCGGCATGGCCGCGCACAAGAAGTGGAGACGGACATTCTTCTCCACGCCCTCGGCGGTCACCCATCAGGCGTATGACCTGTGGACCGGGGACAGGTTCAACAAACGGTGGAAGCGCAAGTCCAAGCGGGTGGAGTTCCCCTCTTTCGAGGAGTGCCGGGCCGGGGCCGTCGGACCGGACAGGACATGGCGCAAGGTCATCACCCTGCTCGACGCCGAGAAGGGCGGCTGCGATCTGTTCGACATCGACGAGCTGCGCCTGGAATACTCCGAGGACGAGTTCAAGAACCTGTTCATGTGCGAGTTCGTGGACGACCTGCAGGCCGTCTTCCGGCTCCGGGACCTGGAGGCGTGTTACGGCGATCTGGACGAATGGACGGATTTTGCTCCGAACGCGGACCGGCCCTTCGGCAACATGCCGGTGTGGGGCGGATACGATCCGAGCCGCCACCGCGACGACGCCTCCTTCGTCATCCTCGCGCCGCCTCTGAAGGCGGACGTTGGGCGGTTCCGCATCCTGGCCCGGTACAAGTGGGTGGACAAGTCCTTCACCTGGCAGGCCGAACGGATCAAGGAACTGACCGAGAAATACAATTTCGCGCACATCGGCGTGGATACCACCGGCCCCGGCATGGGCGTCTTCGACATCGTCAAGGCGTTCTTCCCGTCGGTCATGCCCATCCACTATTCGGTCCAGGCCAAGACCGCGTTGGTCCTCAAGGCCAAGGACGTGATCGAGACTGGGCGTATCGAGTGGGACGCCAGCCTCAACGACATCGCCCACGCCTTCCTGACCATCCGCCAGGGCACCACCGGCAACGGGACCATGACCTATTCCGCCGGGCGCACCGACGCCACCGGCCACGCGGACGTGGCCTGGGCCATCATGCACGCCCTGTCCAACGAACCCCTGAACGTCAAGCATCGGCAAAAAGTCATCATCGCATAAGGAGCCATCATGAGCGAATCCCTCGTTTTTTCCTTCGGAGACCCGGAGCCGGTACTGGCCGGTGCCATCTACGACAGCCTGGGCGTGTGGCTGCTGGACAACGGCAGATACTACGAGACGCCGGTTCCGTTCGTGGGGCTGGCCCGGCTGCTCCGCGCCAACGCCTACCACGGGCCGACCATCGAATTCAAAACCATGCAGGTGATGCGCGGCTATCAGGCGTCCAGCGCCGTGCCCAGGCGCTCCATGCACGCCGCAGCCTACGACTATTTCGTGTTCGCCAACGCCTATTTCCAGAAGATCAAGAACTGGCTGGGGGAGGTGATCGCGCTGCGCCATCTCCCGGCCATCAACATGCGGCGGAAGAAGGCCCCCGACGCCTACTGCATGCTGCAGATTCACGGCGAGCTGGTCGAGTTCGAGAAGGGCGAGGTCCTGCATATCAAGAACTACGACGTCGGCCAGGAGATATACGGGCTGCCCGGCTACCTGGGCGCGATTCAGTCCATGCTCCTCAACGAGGACGCCACGCTGTTCCGGCGCAAGTATTACCGCAACGGCGCGCACATGGGCTACGTGTTCTTCACCAGCGGCGACATGGACAAGGAGTACCAGGACATCCTGAAGGAGAAGATCAAGTCCACCAAGGGCGTGGGCAACTTCCGGTCCCTGTACGTCCATATCCCCAACGGGCAGAAAGACTCTATCCAGATTCTGCCGGTGGGCGACTTCTCCACGCGCGACGAGCTGGAGAAAATCAAGAACCTGTCCCGCGACGACATCATCGCGGCCCACCGCATCCAGCCCGCGCTGGCCTGCCTCATCCCGCAGAACCAGGGCGGCTTCGGCGACATCACCAAGATCAACGAAATCTATCAGGAGAATGAGATTCACCCGGTCCAGGACACCCTGGCCGAGGAGGTCAACGAGGTGCTGCGGCACGTTGACCGCATCGGGTTTGACCGTAAAACCGGAAATCAGGCAGAGTGATGAATCAACGAGGAAAACACCATGGCCTTCCGAGTATACTGTCCCATCTGCAAGCGGGTTGCCCGCATCGAATCGTCCAACGCGATGAACAAGCAGCTCAAGCAGGCGTATTGCTCATGTTCCAATCCGGAGTGCGGGCACACCTTCGTCATGAACGTGGAGTTCTCCCACACCCTGAGTCCGTCGGCCCTGTCCCTCACCCCCGAATTGCGCGACAGAATGCGGCGGACCGCCCCCATGGAGCAGGGGACGTTGTTCTCCGAGCAGGCGGGCGGCTGACGCCGGGCCGAGGTCTCGACGCGGCAGCGCCCCAGCCGGGTTAAACGGATTACCCGGACTGACGAAAAAGCCCCGGTCCTGGACCGGGGCTTCGTTTATCCAACTTTGCGGAAAAGCAGCAGTGGGGTGACTCCGATGGCAGTTTCGGGGCAGCCGACCAATTCCCTTATCCCTGCCGATGCCTGGGATAGGCCTTCGGCCATTTCATTCGCGGCAAAAGCATTTGGGGGTAGGGCGTCCTCGTCGTGGAGTTGGTCAACGATGCCGAGCATGGACCATTTGCCGGTCAGAGTGAGACCGTGCATGAGCCCCAATCCAGAGGTGGAGTTGCGCAGCTTTTGCTTGTCAATAACCGCCCACGCCTCCAGTGTCTCCGTGGCTATCACCATCTGCACTTCCCAAGGGAGCATATTGGCCAAGGCTGTCAGTACTGCGGCGCCAGTGTTTTGTTCTCGGTCGTGCTCTTTTTGCGCTTGTTTTCTTTTGTTCTTGGGCAAATGAGAAAAGTCGGGGGTACTTGCTCCGGCTATAACGGGAATAAGGTCAACAAATTCTTTTCCCATGCCGTAATCAAGAAAAGAGACCTTTCCTTCCAACACAACAAAATTACCGACATTGAGTGCGTCTTTCTCATCCTTGATGAGGCCGCGTTCATTAAGCCCGCCGAGCACGTCACTGAGTATGATGTCATGCGGGGAAATGTGTTGTGTCTTGGCTTCCGAAACAGCAGTGGAGTTTTCGTGTTTCAGGTTGCCGAACGGATCGCCGCCGACTTGGCCGCCGTTGGTTTTTTGTTCTGCCACGCTGTCGAGGGCTTCCATGGCATTAAGAAGCCCAGAATTGATCTGGGCGTAAAGGGACTGCATCCGGTCCAAGTCAATGTACAGGAAATCATAAAGCGTCATCGGTGTACCGCCTTACGCCCCTGGCAATCTTGCGGGTCACCTTTTCGTGGAGCGCCCGGAATCTTTCAGCCTGTTTGTCCATATCCTTCAGGATTTGTTCGCGGGTCTTCATGTAGCACCCGAACGAATTCATTTTTGGACAACTGTCTGATTTTGTATGCTCTTTATCGGTCATGATCGTCTCCTGATGAGTAATATTCATGACTATTCGTCATGACAGTATAGAACGAAACGCCACTCGGTCAATGAGAAAGCCCCGGTACAAGACCGGGGCTTCGTTGTTTTTCAGGGAATCAATCCAGGGCTATCAGGCAGGCTTCGAGGTCGTCCGCCAGGAGCTGGAGCAGGGAGCCGAGTCCCTTGCCGCCGAGCTGGTCGGCCAGGAAGCGCAGGGACTGTTGCACCAGGGAGAGTCTGTTCAGGGCCTGCTCCTTGGTCATGGCCTGACCTCCCGCGCTTCCAGTTCTTCGGCTACGCCGAACAGCTTGCCGGCCAGGTAGTCCAGGGCCGTGAATTCGTCCGGCACGATCTCGCGCAGCTCGGCCAGGGTGTCCGCAACAGAGCGGATGTCCTCGACAGGTGAAAGGGTGGTCGCTTGTGCCATGAGGCACCTCCTGTATTTTTTTTGAATCGGCACCGCAAAATGCAAAATGCCGGGTGGTCAAAACAGCATACAGGACGCTGCGGGCGTATTCCCCCGAAGGGTGTTCTATTCGGCCCCCACCCGGCATGAAGATCAATGCCGTTTGCCCCCTCCGTCGGGCGCAAAAAAACCACTTCTTACGGGTGTGGTAGCCGCCTGTATTGGTGTTTTGAGCACCGTGAAGGCAGTAAGCCACATGAGGCTGGGTTGTGTCAAGAGGGGTCAATCACCTCGATTTCATAGCGCATGAAATTGCCTTCTCCCTGCCCGTAGACCGTGAAGGAATACTTGACTTGGTCTAGGATGCCAAAGGCTGTTTCCCCGTTGTGCTCCTTGGCCCATTTGAACAGAGGCATAAGAATTGAACCGGCTTCCTCCGGTGTTCTGTCTGTTATCGTGGCGGCGGTGGCTGCTAGGGCGACGGTGGAGAAGTGGCTGTTATTCTCTCCCCGGCCTTTTGCCAGGATGGATACCCTCGCCAATCCGGTGGAGTTGTGCTTGAATTGGACGTCCACCGGGGCGGAACCAGTATGGTACCATCCGGGGGCACGTTCACCGCCGGGCGTCAACGGTTCGAGGTGCGCGGCCAAGCCAAACCCTTTCAAAATGTCATTCATTCGTTTAACCATGGATTGTTCGTTGACCGGCAATGTCGAAGAGGAGAGCTTCGGGTAATCCCCCCATTCCGATGGGATGGTTTGGTTCTTGTTTTTGATGGCGGTCTCTACGTTTTGAGAACTGGCGATTGTCGGCCCCCAAGGAAGACGAGAAGAAATCACCCTGGTATATCCGCTCACAGCGTACACGGTTCCGTCCCTGTCAATCCAATAGGGGACATCGCCGCTGACCATGACGGCCAACCCGCCGCACAACCCGGCGGTTTGCCAACTGGTAACATTAAGATATTGGTCAAATGTCTTCTTGATTTGGTCGTATCCGGGCCTGTCTTCACCCCACCATCCACCAAGCAGAAAGATGCCAGCCAACAGTGTAAGGGCGTACTTTCGCATGCGATCCTCCATGTGTGTTGCTCCGCCAAGCCCCGCCCCTATCACACTTTTTGTTGCCCGTGGGAAACTCACATTCATGCATAAAAAATACACACAAATCGCTTGACGCTGCCCGTTGCTATGTGTATGTTATACACATGAACGACAGGGAGGTAATACAGAGATTGGCTGAAGCCGGATGGGTCAAGATGAAGAAGCGGGGAAAAGGAAGCCACACCGTGATGCGGCACCCGGAAAGCCCGAAGAAGGTCACCATCCCCAAAGGCGAAATCAAGACCGGAACCCTGAGAAACATAGAGAGAACGTCAGGGGTCAAACTGAGGAAGGGGGGCTAGGCCCCCCGCCTCCTCGGACGGCCCAGGACATAAAGGAGGTATATATGGCAACGTACTGCGCGGCCATCTTCAAGGAAGACGGCGGCTATTATGCGGAGTTCCCCGACCTGGACGGATGCTTCACCCAGGCGGAGACCCTGGAGATGCTGGACGCCATGCTGAAGGATGCCCTTTTCGTCTGGCTCGACGCCAGCAGAGAGGACGGCGACGACATCCCGGAGCCGAGCGGATTCCAGGCGATCCACGAAGCCGTATCTGGCAGGGATGACTTCCACTCGGTCACCCTCGTGGTGAGCCCCGAAACCGTGAAGCGGATACGCAAGAACGTCAGCTTCACGGAACACGACCTGGCCATCATCGACCAGGCAGCGGCGCAGCGGCGCATGGACCGGTCCGAGTACCTGGCCATGGCCGCCAAGCGGGTGGCGTCTGGAGCATGCGACGTGTAGGGGATTTGCGATCCTGAGAACATGGCCCCGGCAGCGTTCGCGTTGCCGGGGCTTCATTTTACCGATCCGGCTGGGGATCGAGAGCCGCGAGGCAGTCTTCGACGGTGGTCGCGAGGAGGGCGAGTGCTGAGCCGAGGCCGGTTGCTTCGGATTCGGAGAGGTGGGCCAGGCTATTGGCAACGAGGGATAGGCGGTTGAGGGCTTCTTCTTTTGATAGGCGCTTCAGGTTCAGCATGGTTGTCTCCCGACTTGAGTAGGTGGATGAATATCAGAGCGTCAAAAAATATAGACGCTGGGCTAAGTCGGGAACGCCCCTGCCAGATGGATGCCCGATCAGAACAGGCCGAGCTGCTTGCTGATGAAAGTCTTCCCCCCCCGCCGCTGGTTGATGTAGGTCGGGCAATCCTCCGGGCGGGAAGAGCTGCACTTGAAGCCCTCTGCCTGGGCGCGCGGTATCTGCTGGCCCGAGTCCAGTACAACAAACCTGTAATTAACTCGCTTAATCATTACGGATATTCCAC